CGTTGTGTTCCCGGAGCTTCTCGCTAGGTTGTCGACCTACGCCTTTCTTCGTCCCCGCGATTCGGTGCTTGTTGCCGGATTGCGTGCGCGCGCGCAGGAATGGTGCAAAAGTAGGTACCTGACGGATTGTGAGGTGGCAGGCAAGCTGCCCCTCTCAGTCGCCCTTGCTGTTTTTCCCTCTGCGAAGGAAGAACAGGCTGTGGGGGTCTTGAGTTCAGGTACTGAGGTCGGGGGTGCGCTGGTCCGCAACGCGCATTCAAGTTGGTGGAACTCACGCGTTTAGGGGGGCCCGGTCTGCACCGAGGGCTTTGTTTTCGATGGGGTCTTGCCGCCCCTGAGGGAAGGAGCTACTCTTTACTGCGGCGGCGGCCTGGGCTCTCTACCACGCGTGAGAAAGATGTATACGGTGTGGGCACAACAAGTGCAGGGATGTTGGGTCCCTAGCGTCCACGCCAACTGCAGTGAAAACGAGATCGCGGCCCTACTTACGCGGTCTCTGGGGCCAACGCCCTCCTCGGTTGAGTCTAGTCGGGGACCTGTTCTGAAGTGGTTTAGGCGGCTTCGGATGGTCACGGGACGATATAGCGGGGAAAGATGGTCTTACCTGGAAACGGCGGAATCTTATAAGGGTTCTCTCCGCCGTAGATACACCGAAGCAGCAAACTCGCTTGAGGTGGACGGTCCGTTGCGTTCGTCGGACTGGTTCATTAAGGGTTTTCTGAAAGCCGAGAAGGTTAATGCCTTGAAGGGGTTGCCCAAGCCTAGGATGATTTTTCCACGATCTCCCAGGTACAACCTCGTTCTGGCGTCTCGGCTGAAGCCTTTCGAACATTGGTGTTGGGGTAACCTGACGGCCAAGAGGTTTTTCGGTGGTTCGAATACCAGGGTTGTAGCTAAAGGGCTGAACCAGCGGCAGCGAGCGTCTCTCATAGTCCGTAAATTTAGAGAGATGCCTGGGTGCGTTGTGTTCGAAGTCGACGGCAAGGCCTTTGAGGCCCACGTTGATCGGTGGCAGTTGGATCAAGAGCATAGCGTGTATCGGTCTGCGTTTCCTGGTGATAGGGAACTCTCGTCGGCGCTTGGCCATCAACTGTTCAATGCAGGAGTCACTGCTAATGGTGTCAAATTTTCGAG